CCTCTAGCGTCCACCTTTTCGCCATCTCCGGCTCGTTCGCCCACATCCACCGTCTCTGTTTCTCCGATTTGAATGGCATCGTCTTCTGTTTTAGTTAAATCAACCTTTATTGGTTCTTCTACCTTAGCATTAGCTTCTAATGAAGTATCTACTTTAGATAAATCAACTTTAAAAGGTTTATCTTCTGTTGTTTTAAATTGCTTAGGTTTAGATTTGACTTTCATATCTCCACCTTCTGATTTGACTTCAGGAGCCACCTCAGGTTTAGTTGTTTGTTTTTCTGACATAATATAATATTATAAAATTAATTAATATCTGCAGTGCCAGCAAATTGGTCTGCAGATTCTGCTTCAAAATTGGTAGGTAATGCACCTGATCTTCTTTGCTCGATCATTTTACTTTGTTGAGTACCTTCCATTTTAGTTCTTTTGTCTTTACGATCCTCAATTCTAGTCTCCTTTTCTTGCATTGTTTGCATTTCTAATTCCTTTAAATCCATATCAAATTCATGCTGTTGCTGCATTTGTTGTGTTTTTAATTGGAATTCTGTTTGCATTCTTTGAATTTCTAATTGAGCTTTAGCTTGTTCAAATTCTACATTAGCAGCAGTCATTGCTTGGTTTTTCTGTACTTCAGCCATTGCTGCCGCTTCTGATGCTTGAGCTTGCGCTTGACCTTCAGCTTGTGCTTGAGCTTGTTGAGCTTCTTGCATGGCTTGGGCTTTCTTCTTACGCTTTTGTTTTAATACATCATTAGCTAATTTAAGATTTTTTATTTGTCTTATATCTATAGCATCTTCTAAATCTATACTACCTTGTTGAAGAGACATTTGAATGTTTTGTTCTAACATTTGTTTATCTTCTTCTTCAGGTTCTAATTGTAAATATATACCAAAATCATGAAGATTTAAGTTCTGTATTTCAGCTAACGTTCCAGTATTATAAGTAGATATAGAGCTTTTGAGAGAATTTAATGTTAAAGGATAATTTAATGAATCAGATACTTTCAGAGCAACGTTCTCACATGTTCTTAGTATTAACCATAATCCAGCATCTAATATATGTCTTGTGGCTACGTTAGATTGATTAGCTGCCATTTTCTGTAAACCAACTAAAGTATTTTTATCAGGTACAGATCCATCTCTTGCTTCATTAAGCCCGGTCACATCTCTTATGAGTTGTAAATAATACTGATAAGTTTGAATTAAGCTAGATATTTTTTGACCACCAGAAGATGTTTGTAATTCTTGAATAGGTACTTTACCTGGATTCATATCACCTTCTTGTGTCATTGATCTACCAACAATACTACCAGTTTGAAAATACATATTTAATGCTTCAGCTGGGTTATAATTAGTACCATTACCTAAATCTACTTCAGCTAAACCATCCATATCTAAGAATACACCATCTGGAACTATTCTAGCAATTACTTGTTGTAGTTTTAAATGAGTTAATTGAATCATATCAGCGAACCCAGTTATTTTGCTTACTATAGAGTTTATTCTACCTTTATATAATCGTGGAGCACAAATAGCATAACTCATTTCTACCTTAGTCGTATCCGCAAATGGTCTACTCATGTTTTCAGATAACTTCCATTCTATTAATTCATTATTACCAATCACCTTACAACCCTCATATAATACTTCTATTTTTCTTTCTACTCTCTCGAAGTTATCATTTTCAGGAGGATTAAACTCATCTGTTTTAATTAAAGCTTTTTCTAAACCTTGATCAGTTTGTTTTATTTTAAATACTTGATTGTTATAAGTTTTATATTCAAAAAATAAAACTTGAACAGTATTTTGATCATAAGTCTGCCAACCATATAATTGTTGATTATTATAACCTCTAGTTTGCTGTATATTTTCTAATTGAGATTCAGTTAAATGAGGAAATTGTTTAGCTATTTCTGGAATAGTTAAAGATTTAACTTCACCAACATAATATATATCTTGAAAGTTAGGATCTTCTGTGTAAGAATATATTAAATTAGCTGGATCTACATATTCTATTTTTATACCATTTGCTTTATTCCATTCAGTTTTAATAGCACCAATACCTAAAGTAACTAAATCATAATAAACTCTTTTTTTACTAACATCAAATTTGTTTTTTGCTAGAGTGTTATCTATTACTTCTTCTTCTGCAATCTCCACAGCTTGTTTATAACTTAACTGCATGTGAAGATCTAATTCTTCTTTATTTTCGGGTAAATTAGCAGGATCAGGACTTTGAAATTGATTAATTCCTAACTTACTTTGTAGTTCATTTAAATAAGGTTTAGCTAACATGTCTTCATATATAGCGTTAGCGTAATCAGTTCTTTTCTTTAAAGAAACTGGATCTTGTGCGTAAGCGTTTATCTCAAACACTTTATTAGACATACCATTAACTACTATATCTACGAATTTAGAAATTACTGGAACAGGTTTCCAATCTAAATTAAGATAAGACATGTCACCATTTATAGCAAGTTCATCTTTATATTTCTGTACAGGTTGTTCACCTCTCGCATAAAGTCTTAACGTATGGAATCTATTATAAGATGTAGCAAATCTAGTACCATTACCACCTTGTCTCCACCACTCACTTTCGATAGCTTGTGCAACTCTTCTTCCATAATCAATAGAAGATTTTTCAGCATCTGGCACTACTTGGCTCGGAAATGCGCTATTTGGATTTGCGTATATATTCATTTACTTAATTATTTTTGACACTATTCCTTTGTTGTCATATTTTTTAATTCCTAAATCAACTTTATCAATTTTTCTTCTACTTACAGGCGCGTATCTATTTTTGTTACACGCCATTAAAGCTAAACCTGAACTGATAGAAGCATCATGTGTTGTTCTATTATTTATATCAAAAGAAGCCCAATCTTCTAGAGTACGTTGAAAATATATATCTCCGTATCTATCTCCATTAAAACCAACTTTTGTTTCTATATATGATTCAATTGCCGCAGCATGTGCTTGTTTAATATCTTCACTTGAATTAGGTATTCCACCTATTTCTTTTTCTGTTACTGATAATTTAACCCAAAATTTATCTGGTCTATTCATTGCAAAACCCCTATATCCTCTTCTTTTAAAATGATATAATAATCTTGGTTTATTATTCTCTGCTAATATTGGCATTCCATAAAATACACATGCCATTAAAACATCTTCAAAAAATATTTCAGCAGTTTGTGGTCTTGCTATATATTCTAAGAAAAAATGATCAGCTGGAGCATTTTCCATACTAAACTTAGTTAATCCATGCAAGGATCCATTAGATCCTCTTTTATCAACCGTACCTGATATATCATAAGGATCACATCCAAACGCACCCATATGTTCATTACCAGGGTATTTTATACCATTTTTCTCTACATATCTATTTTGCATATGAGATTCTGGTATCCAAGTTATTAAAAATCTACCCTGTGTATTTGGAGCAAATATAACCCTAGAGTCTTTGATACCGTTTTCCCATAAAAAATTTCCTTTACTTATACTAGCTTTGTTGTTAGAGTCTTCGTTAAAATCTATTTGTTGATATATCTTAGTTAGATTAAATAAAGATGATTTAGATTCATCTCTAAAAGCATGTTTTGTTGTTCTTGGAAATTGTCTATAAAATTCGTTTAAACCATCTTGATCGTTTTTTAAACCTTCGACTTCATTTTCCCAATATTCAATAACTCCGATGTCAATAAATCCTCCTTGTGGACCTGTGACTTCAGAGGTTGGGGTATCGAAGACAGGTATCCCATAAGAATCAATGTATCCTTCGTAGTTCCATTCCATAGGTATGAACAAAGAATATAATCCCGAGCTTGTCTGTCCATTGCGGTTTCTTTTTGTAACATCTGAATCATCGTATAGTTTTTTAAAGTTTCTACCTCCTTTATCTAAAGCATTAGAAGTAGATCCCATCATACATTTTCCTATAATCTTACTACCTAATCTCAGTGTTGTTTTTGTAACCCTCCAATTATTTAATATATTATTAGGTTTTTCCCATTTTCCACTTTCATCATGAACTAATAGTTTTAATTTTTCACCATCATAACTATTATCTCCAGTATTTTTCCAATCAATAGTTGTATCTAACCCCTGTAACTCCGAACTTTCTGTTCCTAACTCTATCTTTCTTCTAGTAAATTTAGAAGCTGGTACTCTATACGCTAATTCTGTTTTAGGTCGATCCATACCATCTTGAATCGGTTTAAAAAAGAAAGGATAGTTAACTGATATTGGTACAACCTTGTCAGTAAACATCTTTTTAGCATCTGGTCCAGTTTTAGATAATATTCCATACCTAGAATCACTAGATATACTAGCTAGATTTACAATTTCTCCTGAAGCCATAAATGAAAAACCAGATCTACGGTTTTTAAGGTAGCACATACCATAACATCTTACATCAGCTTTACATGCTTCCCAGAATAAAAAGAATAACCTATTTGCTTCTCTAAAATCTGGTGGTCCAACATCAATCTTACTCCATTGTAAATACATGTAGTGTGTTCCAGTTAAATAAGTAGGAATTCCTTTATTATAAAACCAAAATCCTTCTTCACGTCTTTTAAATTCTTCATCAATATACTCAAACCATTTTTCTTTAAAATCCTCTGGATAATCTCGCCAATCAAAAACTGTTTTAATTCTAGTTAGTGGTTTTGGATATTCTGTTTTAGTCCATTTATCTTTTTCAAATTTATGAACATTTTTAGGTTCTTTAGGTAAAGCGATTTTAAGATTTTGTATTTCATACACTTCACCAATCTCCCCTGTTTTAGATACAACTACAATATCATGTTCTTTATTATATCCATAATCCCATTTTTTATACCTATTCATTCGCTTAAGAACTTTAGGCTTAACATGATTATCTAATACTTTATATAAAACTTGCTTGTACATTACTTAGACCTCCCTTCTGCAAAACCTTTAAAAGTTTTTTCTTTTTTAACTTCTTCTTTAGGTTTATCTTCTAACATATTCTTCTCTTCTTCAAGTCTATTTAGAATTTCAAAAGCATCGAATATAGCTAATTTTTTAGTAGCTGCAGCGTTCTTAAGTCTATCTGCGGAAATATCTGGACCATAATCTATGATTGGTTCTTTAGCAACTTTAATTAACTCTTTAACTGCTACTTGCCCAGCCTGGATTATATTCTTCTTCGTTTCCTTTGTACTCATATTTTATAATAATATCATTTGATTCCATACAATAAATTCGTTTACCATCTATAATAAACTCCCATTCACGCCCTGGTTTATATCCAACTAAGTCTCCTGGATTAATATCAAGTGCTTCTAATTCATTATTACCTATTTTTAATACACCTACACATTTTTTCTCTAAATCTAGTGTTAGAGAATCAGTATCCTTAATTGGCATTATAAAGCATCTATCTAAAAATGGTAACCATTTATCATCTTTTTTATATAAATAAATTTGATTTGGTTTACAAAAATATAAATTTTCTTTAAAATATTGTGAACTATTTCTCTCATTTCCTCTTACATCATACCATCTTCTAAATATATTATGATGTATTATCACTTCATCACCTTCTTTTATATCTGTACAGTAAGCAATGGGAGTAGACACAACTATCGCGTGTCTACTTACCATTTTATGATCTTCAATATTTGTATTAACTACTAATGTAGTATCACCTATATTAATTTCATTATTATATCTACCGTTCTTAGGTTTTATAATAAAATTATATATACTATTCATTAATATTCTAAATCATACTCTACAGATATAGCCATGTTAGAGTTAAATTTCTTCCAAGGCATTATCTCATCATCTTTTTTTATATAAATATTATAAGAATTATCTTCCTCATTTAGACTTATATTGTGTATAGTGTGACCACCATACACTTGTTGTCCGATAGAATAATGCATTGCTTCGTTTTTATAATCAGCACCTATACTAATCTTTCTTATAATAGAGTCCATGTCTTACTTTTCTTCAGTCTTGTCCTCTGCTTTTACTTCTTCATAAGAACCATCAGTTAAGTTGATATTTACTGAACCGTATTTTTCTTCTAGTTCTTTTTTAGTAACCTCTAAATCTTTTAGAAAAGCTTCATAAGCTTGCATTACTTCAACTTTTTTTACTTCTAAAGAACCTATATCTAAAATACATCTTTGTATTTTATTAGTTTGTTCTTTAACTGATTCTAATTCTTTTTCTTCAATTTTTTTAATTTCTGCCATTTGATTTAATTTTAATTATTATTATTACTCTATATATTTATCACTTATAAATATGTGATTTTACTTTTTAAATATGCTGCTCGCCTTTTCTGTCGTGCGTCCACCAAAATAGGCTAACACAACCGACATCATTATCTTCTCAAAAGTGTCATTCCATAATTCATTTATATGAAAAGGCAGTGTTTCTATACTATCTAAAATACCAGCCATCGAGAATATAACTATACACCACACTAATACTAGTGGACGTACATTTTTACTTAGCCATGAATCAGACATAGAATCCGCTTTCCATCTAGATGTGATAGCTTCTATTTCTTTTGTTTGTTGTTCGTATATTATTTGTTGTAGTTTTACTTTATCCTCTGCAGGAGCATCGGCTTTAGTAATGGCTTCAATAGCCTCTTTGGGTGAAGTTACGCCTTGTAATACATTTCCTAAAGTAGGATTTATTACAGAAGCTGCTCCAAAAAGCAGTTGCCCAACAGTTGTGTCTTTAAATTTCTTTTTTGCCATTTTATTTATTATAAGGAAATAAGTTATTTAATTTATCTTTTCTTGATTGACATCCACATCCACCTGGTATACTACTAGCTAATTTTTTAATTCCCGTAGCTTCGGTAAATTTTTCTATTGTATCTCCTAAACCTTTTGATTTCATTTTATTATAATTTTTCGAAAGAATCTGTTTTACTATATGCTTCTTTTTCCCATGGTAAATTAGGATTACCTTCTTTCATTTTATTTCTAGGATATTTTTTACCTTTCCAATATACACACTCATCATCATACCATAAATCACCTCTTTTAATTTGATCTATATGAACTTCTTCGTGCTCTATAACACTTTCTTTAGCTTCCTCAGATTGATCAGGATCTATTAATATAGTTCCATTCTTGTTTCCTTTTCCTAAACAACCTGGTTCTAATTCTCTTTCATAAACTGGAGAGGTTTTTTTAAATGGTGGTTCTAATTTAAATGCCATATTATTTTAATCTTTAAGTGGACCTAAATCTAAGTTTTTATATCTCTCTTGATTTGCTGGATGATTAAAATCACTATCTTTTACATATTTTCCATCTACCATTCTTCCTGGTGGTCTAGCATGGGCTGTTTGAGAAGTTAAAAACATTCCCAAAACCCCAGCCGCTGTTCCTGCTACAGCTCCAAAACCTTTTTTTATAACACGTTTAGCACCCTCTTTCCATACAGGCATTGGTATATTAGAAAAAAGACCTGCAGTTTGTACTTTAGACACTTCATTATTTTGCTCTATAATATCTTTATCAGCTGCTTCACTAACATCTACTTTTGGTACAGCCCAACTTGGTTCTTCTTTTTCAACTGATTCTTCCATTATAGTTCTTCTTCCATTATCATTTAACGGAGATTGAAAAGCGTTACGGGATATACCCCAATGCTGTGTATAAGGCATGATCTAACTATTAGCGTGATATGCAGCTAATACTTTATCTGCTTCTTCTTTAGAAGAGAAACCATCTCTCCATACTCCGCCTTTTTTGTTATTTAAAATAACCCATTTGCCTCCTTGTTGTACGACGCAACCTTTTCCACCTTCTGATTTAGCACAACCTTTTCCGTTTGCTAATAATGGAGATGAGTTACGACTTAGAGGATTGTTTTGTGTATAAGCCATTATTATCTATTTTTTTTAATATCTATATCAGTTAAGTTATGACCTTCGCCCTCCCACATTATTTCGTTCATTTTTGCTGGTGATGAAGATTTTCTATAAATTCCTTCTGTAGATGGTACTAATTCTCCATCTTTTCCTTTTAAATTATTAACTGGTGAACTAGATTTTCTTGATACCGAGTGTTTGTGATCAGGATTATTTACTCTATGACCAGCCCACTCTGCTGGCTTAAGTCCATCTCTATAGTGTGGAGGTGTACCTACGTGTGCACTTTTATTACCGTCTCCATGTAATGGTGAACTAGATTTTCTTGATACGTGCTCTTTCTTTTCATCATATTTTACGTCTTCTGCTAAATGCGTAATGTGTTTTTCGTCAGCAGTTTCCCACTCTTTATTACCATCTCCTCTACCTCTAGCATCATCTTTAATATCTCTTTTAAGATAATCCATGTGAGCTTTATCGTCTTTAATTGCTGCATGTACATTACTTTTTGTAATATGCGTATGCATGTGTTTGTGTATTGGGTGTCCCATTTTTATTTATTTTTAATTGTTATGTGTATGCGATTATATTTTCCGCGTTTGTTTCTGTGCTTGGATTAGCCCCTGCAGCTGCAGCACCAACCATTACTCTTTGTACTACTAAAGGTAATACAGTTCCTGGTTGAACAGCTTTTATAAATACATCATTTCCGTCTATAGTTTTAACATAAACATTTGATGCAGCGCTTCCATCTTCTGCTGAACCTATTTGAATTATAAACCCTTTAGGGTTAGCTTTATTAGCATCATAAATATTATATTTTTTTGTTGCAGTTCCTCCTGCAAATATATCAGCTGATAATGATAGTTGAGTATTACTATCTACAGCTGTAACTGTAGCAACAGTAGGACCTAAATCATCCGACGCTATCATTGCATACATGTTATAAACTACTTGTCCAACTTGTACACCTTGATTAGTAACATTACCATCAGCGTCATAAGTGGTTACAAAATTAGCATTAGTATCTACTAATTTATCAGCCGTTAAACTAGTTGAAGCGCCAGTTGTTCTGACTACTGGCCCCGGAATATTTATAGTATCACTTAGTGCTACCGGGATTGCGCTAGTATACGAACTTGAATTTATTAACATGATTTTTTATTTTTATTTATTTTTTCTTACCTTTATATAAATCTCCTCCTGGCTTAAGCCTTTTTGCTAAATTATATTGAGGCGTTCCTGGCTCACAGTCTGGGTTAGGAAAAGGAGTACATCTTCCAGGTCGTTTAATTCCCATAAAATTAACTGGAGAGGGATCTTTTACACCTCTAATGTTTTCTCTTTGTTTTATTCTACTTTCTTTTTTAGCCATTGTTTTTTGACTGCGGCTTAAATCCTTATCTTTTCTTATATTTCTTCTTTCTTGTCTACGTGCCTTTCTTTCATCTCTATTAGTTCCTTGTCTTCCTTTGCCACTTACAACCCCGGCTTCCACAGCTGTTTTATTAGTAGCCTCATAATCTTTATCCCCTGGTTCAAGACTTCTATCCCCTGAGGTTAGTTTAGGTGAAGGTTGGTTTGATGCAGATGCTGACGTGTTCCCGGTTAAATCTAATTCATCTTCAGATATTATACCAGCTGTATTCTCATTAAGACGTGGGGGATTTACTTTATTTATAGGTGATGTTTTCCTAGATATTGGGTTGTTTGATTGTTTATATGCCATAACTATTATCCTTTTGCGATTTGTGATATAGGACCTGCTTTATAAGGAACAGATGCTAATTTTAATTTCATTCCATGGCTTCCAGAACTACTTCCTTGCCCATGAGGTCTTCCGTCTTGATCTAGTGGTCCATCCCATATTTGAGATTCCCCAACTATACCTACAGAATTATTTTTAGAAGCATGTGTATGAGACTTGTCTTCTATCATTTTAAGTGGTGATTTGTGATTTTTCATAATTATTATTTTAAATTAGTTCGTCAGTAGGAACCCCTAAGTCTCTATCATAA